GGGAATGCTCACTCTTCCAGATTGCTTCTAGTTGATCATCATCAGCTGACAGAGCAGAGACATTATCAAACTCAGAACTATCGTAGTTCCAGTATCCTGCGACCTTCTTGATCTTCAGTTTGAAGTTAGCACCTTCCCACAGATCAAAGACGTTTACTTTCTCTTCATCTTGGAACTCAGGTTGCATAGCAGCGAGGATCTTGTCGTGGATCTTCTTGCCATACTTGTAGAGGAATACACGACCCTCATTCTCAGGGTGCTTAGGATCCTTCACAACATAGATGTTGCTGTAGTAGGAGAGCTTACGCTTCTGCTTACGTGCAGTTTCTTTATCTGCATCATCACCGCTGTTCCAGAGACGGCGGTTCACTTCACCAACGGGATCCTTATCGTTGAGTGTAGTCAGGGAGTTTTCGATGTACCAACCACCAACACCTTGGAAGGCGTGAGAGTACAGTTTTGCCCATGGGATGGTCTCACCATCAGGGGCGGGGAGGAAACGGATAACAGCGTATCCATTTCCAGAAGCGTCAACTTCTGGTTTCCAGAATCTCTCATCAACGTTCTTACCGCTGGATGATTTTTCAAGTTCCTTCTGTAGGAACTGGAAATTGTTGCTGGACTTGCGCTTCAGATCTGCGAATGACATAGATTGCCTCGGATTGTTTTGGATTTGGTTTGTGTGACCCCTGATCACTTCATCATAATAACAGGCACAGAGTCGGGTGTCAACCCTCTGTGCCACTTTCTAATTGTCCCTTCATCTTTTGAACTCGGTCAAGGAGTTCTTGGAACATGTTTTCAATGGTAGTACCTGGTGTGGCACCTAGCATGATGATACCTTGCTTCATCGTTTCGACAACTGACTTTGCCTCAGGGTCATCACTCAGTTTAGCACGAGCATAGAACACCTGCTGTTTACTAATCAATCTTTCTAGTGCTTCAAAATATTCAAGTTTTCTATCTGGATCTAGAAGTATAAAGTTCATAGCAGATCTGAAACAGAACTGCTGCAACTCTAACATCTCTTGGATGTCACCTCTAACTATATCGGAATGGAAAAAGCTCATACTAGCATTAATTTGGCACGACTTGTTTTTTTCATAAAGTTAAGTTGCTGTGCATCATGACGCAACTTTTCTTTCAATGGTTTACTGATTAATTTATTAACAGTATCCAATTCAATTTCGTTTAGTTCACAGTAGTGGATAACAGAATCAATGTAATTCATTTCTGGATTGTGGTGTGCAATCTTCTCCACCTCCTGCGAGAATCTCGCAGCAGTCATAAATTTATCCTCTAATAATTGTTTTTTGTCCATATCGTTCTTGGTATTCGTCGATGTAACTCATGAGTTTCATAAAGAATTCTTTCTTAGGTGGATGTACCACAACTTGAGTTTCTCCGTTTTCACAAGCAACGATTGTGACGAGTTGTTGTACACTCATCCCGTAGTTTTCTTGTAACATACATGCGTATGCAGTTTCTTGAACGAAGTAGTCGTAAAGATATTGTTCACGCTTTGGTTGCTCTGCTGTCTTAAAGTCAATAATAGACAGCACTCCGTCAAACTCAGCAATACAATCTACACGCCCCGCTAATTCTAAATGTTTAGAGTAGAGCGCCGCTTCTTGTAAGTAAATATTATTTATACGGTCCAAAACAGGGCGACTGTGCTGGAACATAAGGACAGGTAGAGGTGACTTACTATACTTTTTTAGGTCCAGATTATTGTTCAGATAATCTTCTGCAACTAAATGATATTTCGTACCACGTCCAGTAGCACGAGTGGACTTTGCATTTGCTGCCTTCTCACCAACACGAGCTCGCCACTTAGCGATACCCGCCATCTTCTCTTTGTTACTGCCAATCACGGTGGTGACAGACGGGAACTTGAAACCTTCTGGTGTCAGATACATGCGTTTACCATCCACCTGATCAGCAGACATTTCAATAGGTTCTATGCCACCTACGTGATTAAACAATTTCATAGACCTAGATTAATTTTGTTAATGAGATAAGATTTAACGAGACCAGAACGAACGATGTCATCGATACCAAACTCGATAAGAGAAAACTCCTCCATCTTCTGAAGGATGCGTTGGAAGTCAATGATACCTGTACGCTCACTAATCTTTTGCAGATCAGTTTGTGCAGCATCACCACAGAAAATGATCTTACTATCCTGTCCAACACGAGTGATGATTGAATCAAGTTCGTGGAAGTTTAGGTTCTGACACTCATCAATGATAACGATAGCATTGTCTAGTGTAGTACCACGGATGAAACTAGTAGACCAGAATGATACTGTCTCTTGTGCCTTCAGGTTATCGTAGAGCATATCATACGATGCATCATCAGGCATCTCAAACATGGATTGAACCATGTTCTTGTATGGTATCTGATAGAGAGAAGACTTATCTTCATGGTCACCAGGAAGGAAACCAATTTCTCTAGTTGCAACTAGAGAACGAACAATATAGATCTTTTCATATGGTGTGTACTCATTCAGTACATCCTTGAGTGCTTTATACAATGCAATGAATGTCTTACCTGTACCAGCAACACCGTAAGCATAAATCATCTGACCCTTTTCCCACTCATCAAAAAATAATTTTTGATTATGAGTAAGAGGTTCAACGGGGATCATATACTCCTCGTTAATAGGTTTACGACGCTTCTTCTGCTTCGCAGTCATACCTTGTCCAGGTGACTTAGTTGTCTTCTTTCTAGGTGGCATTTTAGTAGTTGTATTTGTCTGTAATGGTACGGTTTCGTGGTGCTTTAGGGATCACCTTGTTTTTCATGATGTCTTTCCATCCAGGATGGGTCTTTGCCATCTTATCTCTCCACTCACCAACCTCACCAGAGGCAGGGCATGTAGAGGGATCACTCCAATCTCTATGCCAATCAGGATTGTCCTCGCACCATTGTGTCCACTCATGAACACTGATTACAAGATCCTTTTGTTCACCAGTTTCTTTATTAATCACTGGATACGTCGCCATCAGAACCCTCCTTTACTTTATTAAATCCAAATGGACCTGCTCCCTTCTCTTCTAGTGCCAGCTTCAGTGCGACACCACCAATTGCTTCCATAACTTTAATGACTTGCTCAGGTTTGACATCTTCACCAAGTTCTTTGGCGATGTACCAATACTTAGGCCAGAATGTTTCTCCAGCTCTTTGATAGTCATCTAGTGTTAATAATTTCATTGCCATTGTAGTGCCTCTGCACAAATAGGGAACTGTTCAGCAAACACACGCTTAGCATCTAGTGCAATGTCCATGTGTTCTTTCTGCGTACCATTAGCGGAACGCAATTCGATATAATGAATCCACGACCGAACTGATCCAGTCATGTAGATTTTTGTGGGAACAGCAAGGGGGAGCACGAAACGTGAACACTCCTTTGCTATACCATATTCTAACATATCTTGGTAAAGTTTCATAGCATCATCAAAATGTTGTTGCATCTTGATCTGAAACTCTTGACGGATGAACGGGTCAACATCATCAATAGAATTTTGACGGTTCTTTGTATCCTGTCTACGAAGTTCAGGTAGAGGAATCTTTTCTGCCAACATAGAACTGTCAGCATATCTCTGTGAGAACTCTTGATATGTAAACGAACGGTGCCTCAGGATTTGAGCTGCCAATCCCCTGGTGGTCTCAATTTCAAGAGTCATGTGTGCCTGCTCAAAGACACTCCAATGGTTGTGTTTAATGCAATAGGACAGCAGACCTGCAACTTTAGGATTGTCCTGGTTGTTAGGGTTGCTCACCCTCGCTACATACCCCATCGTCTTCTCCGCTTCGGGAGTGACTGTCACTAGTTTCACTGAGTTCATTACTAAATCCTTTCTCCTGCCTGCGGCGTTGTTGTTTTACTTTGAGTTGTATTTTAGCACGTACAAGTGCTATTGCCATGTAAGAAAGTTCCTCATCTGTATAGAGATTAGGTTTATTCTTTGCTTCCTTAATAGCTTTCTTTGCTAATCTTATCTGGTCTTTTAGTCGGGTCATAATACGCCTTGTAGTAAGCAACAATGCCAGATGTACTTGCGTTACCTTGTGATACCCAATCATGAATGCATTCGTAAATGCTTTGGGATGAATACTTTGGTGATCCATCTGAGCATAACTCAGGTCCAAATTTCTTGAGTAGGATATTAAGTCCTTGTGTTCTCACGTCCATTCTCTCATCACTGTAACGCCAGTCAATCTGCATATCCGTCATCATCATCCTCTGAGGTTAATACTCTAGCTTTTGTTTTGTTTACATGTTCATCCCAAGGGTGTACATATTTGTATGCATCAACATTTGAATACACTTCACTCTCTAGTGCATCGACTAGAGATTTAAGGTTCTTGACAATGAGTTTCAGTTTTTCTCTATCCATATTTAGGTTACAGATGTCAACATCATAGCATAAAAAAAGAGGGGTTGCAACCCCTCTGGTAAATTAATTAAGAATTTTCCTGCATATTCGTTTACAGTACGTTTGGTTTTCTAAATCACATTCGACTAAACATTCATAGTAGTCATCGAGTTTTTGATTTTCCACCTCCAAAGTGTCTACAGTAGTTTCTAGATGTTTCCACTGATTAAGTTGTGATCTGGACAATAAATTGTGCATTCTTTTTCTCCATGCAATAGACCATAATAAAGGGGAGAGAAGGGTTCATTTTTCCACCTCGCATAATTCTACCACTATTTATTTTTGGTACATTGAATTAAAGAAAAATTGCAAAGAATATTATTGCCTACTAATTTATACTCATAAAAAAAGAGGGTCGAAACCCTCTCAGTAAGTAAGTTAATCACTTTGTGTAAAGTTTACCACGATAGCAGAATGTGCCATGGGTTTCCTTTGATTCAACACAACGTGTAGTATACTCAACACCACGATATGAGGTGTGAAGAATCTGAGCGTCGTGTAGAGCAGATCTCTTGATGATCTGCTTCCTGATTTGATTAAGTGTGTTCATGAGTTGACTCCTGAAGAAGTAGGGTGGTTAGTCCCCGTTCCTTCAGTCGTTTGCGTCCCAAGGGTAGCATTCAGGGGTTGATTCCTTCATGACCTCAATCAATTCCACCTTATATTCGGGGGGAATATTCTCGTTTGTCCTCATCCGAAGCATAACTGCATCAGCTTGAGCACATGTGAGTGATGAATAGAATAATACTTCTAGCATGGGATGAACGGCTCCGTTCCGCGACTTACTTGCGTCCCACCCAAGAGTGGGATGAACGATGGTATAAGCATACCATACTATGTATGCTTTGTCAACCTGTATTTCTCAATACAATTAGTTTCCTGCTAAGTAGAATGCTTCACCCTTAGCTTTACAAACACGTTTGACCTGTGCATCATACACTGGTTCAGTTCCATTTCCAGTAATTAAATTCTTTGCAAAGTCAAACGCTTCTTTAAAACGGTTAAACTTATACACATCATTATATGTCTTTGCAGATACTAAGACACCATCTTTTCTCCACAGTTTCATAGTGTACCAAAATTTTGGATCATCTAATTTTCTGTAAAAAATACACCATTGTCCCGTTGCTGAACCATTCATTTGTTTTTAGTAGGTTTACTTGGATCGTTCCACATCTTCGGGTTTACTCTACCCTCTGTTGGAGTCATGTTGACAAAATCACTATGATATTTATCCCAATACTCGTCAAAAATATCTACCTGACCAGCACCAGAAGCAATATCGAATTTGGTAAGACCTTCCACAGTATATTCAATGAGGAAGGCATTGTAAGGTAGGGATTTATCTTGAGCTAAAGTTGGATCACAATCTTGATGAATAATTTTAGAACCTTTTCCCATTATGAACGATTACCCCACTGAATTTGCGGATACGCTTCTTCTACACACTGTCTAGTGATCTTCCAACGTTTACCAATCTGTCTATCCTTCATAAGGGTTAGAACTTCTGCTTCTCCCTGTTGTAAACCCTCTAACAGTTGAATGAAAAGAGTTTCACGTCTTGTTTGGGAAACATTAGCACCACCTTTGAAGAAGAGATAGAGTTTACGATACTCATGTACAAGTTTCGTATGCTCTGTCTCTTCTGGTGCATCGTTTTTCTCATAAGGTACTTCACCTGTAGGAAGCATTGAGATCACACTCTCATCAAAGTTAGCAATCAAGATCTGCCTGAGTGCTGGTGAATTATATTCTTGTAAGAGTTTGATTTTTTGTGCTTTAGTTTTAGCGTTGCTAACTTTTTGCAGCACTTCATTAAGTAATAATTGCATGACCTATTTCATATCATAAGTGTATTTATTCTTCATCATATTCCTCTTCATGAGTTTCGTCTATAAAGCGAACAGATAGTAGTTCTTCGTTGATCCATTGTCCTTCTGAATTTAACATTTCAGGATGTATATTTTCCTCTTGTGTGGCATACATGTATTCGTGTAGTTTCTCATTGACTGTCCAACCTGCGAATACTCCAATTGCTAGAAAGATGAATGATGCAGTAGCAGATAGATAGACAAATATAGTTTCCGTCATTGTTCAACTCCGAACTTAAATTTCTTTGTCCCACCTAAGTTCAAAGTTGAAGTATACTTTGCGTTTAAGGAGGGAAAACACCTTATTGATGTGTAAACCTTTTTTGGATTTTTGTTCCTTCTTTTTTTCCCTCCTGAGCATTAGATCAATGCCTCTATTTATTTTAAGTTCATTCATTTTTTACTAGGTGCAGACACAAATCCTTTTTCCATTAAGAATGTAGCAGTTTCTACCAAACCTCCAACATGTTTATCATCAATAACAACATAAGGATATCCTGTTGCTCTTGGAAATTGTTTATTGAAGCTACTTCTAGCACCTTCATCGATAGTAATTGACTCGTACTTAATGTTTGCTCTCTTGAATAGTTCTTTCAACTGATCACAATAAAAGCAACCCTGAGTAGTATAAGCAACGATTTTCATAAAAAAAGAGGGGTTGTCCCCCTCATTATAACATCATTAAAGCATTCCTGCAAGCATGATGAAGAAACATATAACAGTGAAGCACAACAATATAGTACAAG